TGAAGAAGCTTAAGTTCGAACTAGCTTATCGCGGAGGTAGCTCCTCCGCATTTTATTAATTTTATTATGAAGGAAATATTATGGATCGCAATGAATGTTCACGCTTAATCGAAGCGTTAAAAAAAGGTACTGTAACGGTAACCTTTCAAAAGATTGACTCAGATGAAGTAAGAGTCATGCCCTGTTCTCTCAACCCAGCTGTTTTAAAAGCACATGGTGTCAATGGAAACATTGAATCCATTAGTCCTGAATCTGCTCATTTGGCTGTATGGTCACTTGATAAAGATGCTTGGCGTTCGTTTAGAGTTTCTACAGTTCTTGGTTGGGAGGTACTTTAATGTCAGAGTTTCTTTGGGTTGAAAAATATCGTCCACAAAAAATTCAAGATTGTATCTTACCTAAACACATAAAATCAACCTTTGAAGATATTGTTAGAGGAGGTGACCTACACAATATGCTTCTTACCGGCACAGCCGGCCTTGGTAAAACTACAGTCGCGAAAGCTTTATGTAACGAACTTGATTTAGACTTTCTCTTAATCAATGGATCTGAAGAGTCTGGCATTGATACATTGCGTAATAAAATTAAGCAATTTGCGTCTTCTGTTTCTCTTCAAGGTGGCTACAAAGTAGTCATCTTGGATGAGGCAGATTACTTAAATGCTCAATCAACGCAACCAGCATTACGTGGGTTTATTGAAGAGTTTAGTAATAATTGTCGATTTATTCTTACATGTAATTTTAAAAACCGTATCATTGAACCACTACATTCTCGTTGTACAACAATCGAGTTTAACGTTTCTAAAAAAGATGCAGCACCACTATGTGGACAGTTTCTCAAACGATGTACTAAAATCTTAAACGATGAAGGTATCAGTTATGACGAAAAAGTAGTTGCGGAATTAATTATGAAACACATGCCAGATTGGCGTAAAGTTCTTAATGAACTTCAGCGTTATGGTAGTAGTGGTAATATTGATACTGGCATTCTTGTATCTTTATCTGAAGTTTCTCTCAACGATCTTATGATTCATTTAAAAGGAAAAAACTTTAAAGGTATGAGACAATGGGTAAGCAATAACATTGATTCTGAACCAGCTGCGATTTATCGTAAAATCTACGATAATATGAATGACTATATTGATCCACAAAGTATACCTCAATTGGTACTTATTTTGGCTGATTATCAATATAAGAATTCATTCGTTGCTGATCATGAACTTAATACAGTTGCTTGTCTTACTGAAATAATGGCTGGGGTTTCGTTCAAATGAACCCTTTTGAATATTTAAATGCCATTAACGCAACCAAAAAGGATTTGATGGTTGATGATATATCAGAAAAAGCGTACAGTCCATTTATGGTAAATCGTGGACTGTCGTATTTTCCTGATACAATCCTCTATGCAAATGAAATGAATTTGAATCATCACATTGACAGTCGTCTTCAATTCGATTTTCTTATAAATATAATTAAGAAAAAACGAAGGTTTTCAAAATGGGCTAAGCCTATGAATATAGAAAACCTAGAATTGATAAAAGAATATTATGGGTATAGCAATGAAAAAGCTAAATCTGTTCTGTCATTACTAAACGATGATCAAATTAACGAATTGAAAGCGAGGATTTACAAAGGTGGAAAACGAAAATAACATAGAGGTCCAATGGACTCCAGTGTCTATGCTGGAAATTACTCTTAATGAACCAGATGATTTTCTAAAGATTAGAGAAACATTAACTCGAATTGGAGTGGCTTCTAGGAAAGATCAAAAGCTATATCAGTCATGTCATATCTTGCATAAGCAAGGTAGATATTTTATTGTACATTTTAAAGAATTATTCTTATTAGATGGCAAGCCTTCTAATTTGCTATTAAATGACATTCAGCGTAGAAATACAATTGCCACTTTACTTTCTGATTGGGGTCTTGTTACGTTTGTTGATGAAGAGCAAGCTAAAGATATAGCTCCATTAAGACAAATTAAAGTTATACCATATAAAGAAAAGACTGAATGGCAATTATGCCCTAAGTATAATATTGGGAATAGTAGTAAGGAGTAAGGTTTATGGCGTTAAGTACTTCAGGTGGTCTTTCATTAGGTGATATACAAACAGAACTGGGTGGATCAAATCCTATTGGTATGGACGAGTACTATCACCCAAATGGAGATCCTTGGTTACCAACTCCATTTCCATTTTTTGCAACTCACCACACAGAACCAGTAATAAGCATTAATGACTTTAATGGGGCTGATGGCAAAAGTGCTCAAATTAGCTGCGCAAGATCTTGGGATACAGACGATAGTGGAAAAGCTCGTGGTGGTTTTCAGACATATAAGGGTGGCTTATTTCAATACTCAACTGGAGAAAGTGGTTCTTCAGTTGCTGCCTTTGGTTCTATATCACGATCGCTTACTTTTACAACAGGCCAAGCACTAATAGGATTTTATTATCAAGACTCACGTGCTTCTGGAACATCGATCGATAGAATTTATATTGTTAAAAGAGGTTCTGGTAATAACGGTTGGTCAAATATGAATATTAGATATAATAATAAGCAAGCAGCTTATGGCGATCCATCTGCGCAGGATGGATATCACTTTCATGGGTCTGCTCCAGTTAATTATTCGAGAGTATTATACCGAACACAGGCTGCAGAATTTGGTTCTATAGCGGGTAGCAGTTACGATGGGAGTCTTGCATACTTTTGGAGATTTGATTCTACCGGTACTAATGGTGCCGTAGTTCAATCTATCTACCGTGCAATGCAAGGAGCTGCCCACGCTCGGCCAGTGAACAGTGGGTCAGGGGTTATTGCAATAAAAATAACTTAATAGGAAAAAAAAAATGTATAGAAATTATGAAATACGTAGTATAGATACTACAGAAAAAATGGTTGTATTTAAATTTGTTTTAGAAAACACTAGAGATTATATTACTAGGAGATATTATGAAGGCAATATAACTGAAGAAAAAATAGTAAACATGGCTAAAGACGCTCAAGTAGAAGCTGTGGTTTTTTATCAAAGAGATAATACCGCTCCAGCCTTTACGCCAGCAAGTTGGACTGGAACTCTTAATGAGGTTGTTGTTGCAGCATATCCTGACTACGATCCTGTTACTGAATCTTTGACCGAAACTTGGGAAGAGACTGAAACAACTAGAACACAAACATTTAGTGTTAGTACTTTAAGCGATGAAGATATTGCGCAGAACGTTAGAAACAAAAGAGACGAACTATTGTTTCTAACAGATAATAACGCATTGTCAGATAGAACTTTATCATCTGCGTTTACAACTTATAGACAGGCTTTAAGAGATGTCACATCTCAGGATGGATTTCCAACTTCAATAACATGGCCTGTTAAGCCAACTGAGTAATTTATGGCTAAATTGAAATATTATGTTTTATGTAGTAGTAATATGTTTACTACAAAAAGACATTTAGAAACTATACCTAAAGAAGATTTAGTTTATGTTTTTAATTCAAACATAGGATGTGATGTCCATGGCGATAGAAACGCAACATTTTTAAGTAATGCTACTGCTTGGGCTATATCAGAAGAAGTAGAATATCACTTGACTGATAGCGATGGAACTCCATCAACTGGTAAAAATAGCGTTTTAGATATATTTCAAGCTTCTGATAATGATTATATGGTCTTAGTTGATGGAGATGATTTTATTACACCTCATGGAATATGGCTATATGATAAAATTGCGCAATCAGAATCTCCACCAGATGCTATAGCATTAGAATATCAATTAGGATTGATTGGTAATGGCTTTGCAAAACAGCTTTTTAATCATGCTATAGAAGATCCATCACATAAGCCAAGCTACGCTCTTAGATCATTTATGCAATGTAAGAAATGGTGGGAAAGGCAACTAGCAGGAACTGGAGTACCTGTAGATAATCTACATCCAGATGGCCCTGCATATTCAATAGCGCTTAATGCTGCTCAGCATAAAATATATAAATTTGCTTATAATTATATTGATCAATGGGAACCACACTTAAGAGTGACATTCTATTCTAAAAAAGCAACAACTAGTGATTTTAGATTTGATCCAGAACTTATTGTTGGCGAAGATACAATGCAGTATTTAAACTTAAAATACGAATGGAATCAAGGTAATATAAATTTAAGGCATCTGCATGAAATATATCCAACTTATGTTTATGATCAAAGATTGGAAGGTATTGTTGATTTTGTAAATCAAAGAGATCAAGATTACGGATGGGTAAACTGGATGACTAGACTTGGCGAAGAGTATGATATATTATTGGCTGCAAATAAAGTTGTGACTCAAAAACCAGAATATGTTAATATGCCTGAAGAGTTTTTTCCAATAGATTATGTACCAGACACACTAGGGTTAGTTAGCTATCCGGCTAAAGACCCAATATATTAAAGGAATAAAATGTTTAAAAAATTACACAAATTAATGAAATCAAGCAGAATCCAAAAAGTTTGGAATAAACTGCTAAAGAATATTTAAACTAGCTAAATTGCTTGTATAAATATATGTGGATGCCGAATAATCGGGTCCATAAATAATACCTTGCTATATGCATAGGAGGAGAAATAAAATGGTAAGAAGTACTATGAACGTACCACGTTCACTATTCATTGGTTTTGAACCAATACTTAACGAGCTTGAAAGAATACACACTGCTGGTAGAGCTCAAGATAACTATCCACCCCATAATGTTGTTAAAATCGATGCTGAAAATTTCATCATCGAGTTAGCAGTTGCGGGTTTTACAAATGACGATATTTCTATCGAAGTAAAAGATGGTATTCTATTAGTAAAAGGCGAAAGATCATTTGATGATGAACGCGAATACGCGCACAAAGGTATATCATCCCGCAAATTTGAGAAGTCCTTCCGGCTCTCAGAATTTGTTGTAATAGATGGGGCTGATCTTGTGAATGGGATACTTGTGGTTAACGCCAGAGTCGAAGTTCCAGAAGAGAGGCGTCCTCGGAAGATCGAAATCGGATCTACTGGGACATCAACGAAGAAGGGTTTACTCAACGAGTAAATCCGGCGAGCAGCGAAAACTCAGTGGGTTGTAATAAACTATCTACTGGAGTCAGACTATGGGTTACATACATACGTAAGCACAAGCACGACATTAGGTCTGGATTCGAAGCAACTCTACTAATAGCTGGGATATTATGCTTATCTCCATTTATTATGATGGTAGCCGCGAGTTCATACTAAGTTATTTTAAGAAAACGGGAGGGAGTAATCCTTCCCAACTTTTAAAAAATAAACGTTTACATTTGACTTAAACTATGATATAATATACTATTATTCAATATGGTTATACTATGAAATTTTACACATCTATCTCACGCTATGGCAATAATCTTCTTTACAGAGGTTATAGTAATGGCAAAAAAATCCAAACTAAAATCAAGTACAAACCGACATTCTATGTCAATACACCTAATCCTACACCATTTAAAGCTTTAGATGGAACCAAAGTTGCGCCTATTAAATTTGAAGATATGCGTGAAGCTAAAGATTGGCTAGCAGCAAACCAACATACCGCAGGCCGACATATTTATGGTAACAACAAACATATTCCAGCGTATATTAATGAGGCATTCCCTGGCAATATTAAGTTTGATCGTAACCTTATTAACGTAACAACAATTGATATTGAAGTACAATCAGATGCTGGTTTTCCTGAACCAGAAGAAGCTGCTCATGAAGTAACAGCAATCTGTATGAAAAACAATATTGATAACACATTCTATGTCTGGGGTCTTAAAGACTATGACGTAGAAAATACTTACATGAAAGATAATCGGGTAGTATACGAAAAGTGTATGACCGAATCAGAACTTCTATTAAAATTCATTGCTCATTGGTCTTTACCATCGCAATGTCCAGATGTTATTACTGGTTGGAATTCACGATTCTTTGATATACCATACCTTGTTAATCGCATCATTAAAATCCATGGTGAAGAGTTTGTTCGTAGGTTATCTCCCTGGGGTTTAATCGATCGTCGTGATGTAAATACAATGCAGCGTAAACAGTGTGCTTATGAAATTCAAGGTATCGCTCAAATGGATTACCTTGATCTATTTCGTAAATTTGGTTACTCGTATGGTCCACAGGAATCATATAAGCTTGACAATATTGCTCACGTAGTACTTGGAGAACGTAAGCTTTCTTATGAAGAACATGGTAACCTTCACACTCTTTACATACATGATCATCAAAAGTTTATTGACTACAACATTAAAGATGTTGACTTGGTAGATCGTTTCGAAGATAAAATGGGTCTTATTACATTAGCTCTTACTATGGCATATCGTGGTGGTGTTAACTATGGCGATGTTATGGGTACGACTGCTATATGGGATTCTATTATCTTTCGTAATCTACATGCAAATAACGTCATTGTTCCATTTGGCGAAGAAAAGTTTAAATCGCCATATCCAGGTGGCTTTGTAAAAGATCCACATGTTGGAATGCACGAATGGGTTGTTTCTTTTGATTTGAACTCATTGTATCCATCAATCATTATGCAAAATAACATGTCACCTGAAACTATTATTAATGGTAAAGTTGCTAATGTTACTGTTGATAGTCTTCTAAGTGGTGATGTTAAACCTAAGCTTGAAACTAATGAATGTGCTTCAGCATCTGGTCAGTATTTTACTACTGATGAACAAGGTATCCTACCAAAAATCATTGACGAAATGTACAGTGAACGTGTAGTAATTAAACGTGCAATGATCAATGGTCAAAAGGAACTTGAAAAGGTTGACAAAAACAACAAACAAGAATTGTATCGAGTTCAACGCGATATTAACATCGCAGAAAATCAACAAATGTCTATTAAGATTCTTCTAAACAGTCTTTATGGCGCCTTGGGTAATAAATACTTTAGGTTTTTTGATCAACGTATTGCTGAAGGTATTACATTGTCTGGCCAGCTTACTATTCGCTGGGCTGAAAAAGCTATTAACGAATATCTCAATAAGATTCTTAAAACTAAAAAAGACTATGTTATTGCTATCGATACAGATTCTGTTTATGTAGTACTGGATGATCTTGTTAAAGCTGTTAGTCCTAAGAATCCATTAGAATTTGTCGATACTGTTTGTAAGGAAAAGCTTGAAACTGTTCTTGAAGAAAGCTATGCTGATTTGTTTAAAGTCATGGGTGGTATCGAAAACAGAATGGTCATGAAACGCGAAGCAATCGCCGATCGTGGTATCTGGACAGCAAAGAAAAGATATATCCTAAACGTTCTTGATAACGAAGGCGTTCGATATGCTGAACCAAAGCTTAAAATTATGGGCATCGAAGCTATTAAGTCTTCTACGCCAGCTCCATGTCGTGAAGCGCTTAAGCAAATGTTTAAAACAATTATTAGTGGTTCTGAATCAAAAGTTCAACAAGATATTGAAACCTTTAGAACGTACTTTAAAACACTACCACCTGATGAGATTGCATTTCCACGAGGTATAACTAACCTTACTAACTATATGGATAATCAAACGATATACAAAAAGGGTACACCAATCCATGCTAGAGGTAGTATCATGTACAATAAATTGCTAGCAGACAAATCGCTCACAAAGCAATATAACAAGATTCAGAATGGCGAAAAGATTAAGTTTATCTATCTTAGAACACCCAACCATATAAAGGAAAACGTAGTATCTTTCCTTGATTATCTGCCTGAAGAGTTTGGTCTACATCGCTACATTGATTATGACACTCAGTTTGATAAAACATTCTTAGGTGTTATTGATCCAATACTTCAAGCTGTTGGTTGGAACTCAAAAGATATAGCAACGCTTGATGAATTCTTTTAAAATAAATGAAAATAAACGTTTACAAATACACCAAAATGTGTTATAATATATCTATTATTAAAGGAGATACAAATGACTATTAAATTAATCAGACTTACTTCAGGTGAAGAAGTCATCGCAACAATTACAGATGAATCTAATGATTCAATTACATTTGAAAAGCCAGTGGCACTATATGCTGCTGAAGAGGGTAAACTAGGCTTTATGCCTTATGTTCCATATACAAAAGCTGAAGATGGTTTAACTATTAAGGGCGTTCATATTCTATTTACAGTTGATCCTATAGATGATGTTCTTAATCAATATAAAGAAGCAACCAGTGCTATTGTAACACCAAACCAAGGAATCATTGTATGAGTTTAAATTGGGTAAACGATATTAAAGACATGCATCATAAGTATGGTGTTCATGAATGGGTTAAAAACAATCCTGAAAAGCTAGAGCAATTACTACATTTTCGTGTAGCATTTCTCAAAGAAGAGTTTGACGAAACATTTAAGGCTGTTGGTGAAAGGGATGCTGAAGAAATCGTTGATGGTCTTATTGATCTATGCGTAGTTGCTATTGGCACTTTGGATCTTATGGGCGTTGATGCTCATGAAG